CGCACTTTTCACACTTAGCATTAATATTTATACTTTCACCTACTGATTTTCCTCTGAGCATCATAAATAAATACTCTAAATCAAAGAGAGTTAAATCATTAACGTTAATATCTTCAATGCAATTTTTAATTACATCTTTTACTGATCGAATAATTTGTTTATTATCATTCGACTCCATTGCTATCATTAGTATCTTTTCTTCTTTTACAAGATAAGGTCTATAGATAACTTTTTCGCCAGTAGAAGGTATAGTTACTTCATACTTAGCTGTATTTAATACCGGCAATGCCATAATTTTCTCCTATAATATTATCCAAATATTGAAGACAGTTGATTGCTTAATCCACTTACACCTGTCTCTAATGAGCCTTGTGACTCATAATTTTCATATGCCCAACCAATATTTAATATAGTAGGTGCATTCTCATTATCATTTGATAATGCAACACTTTCCATAGTTATTGGAAAAGCTTTTTTCAATTTCACCCCGTATACCGGAATGTCATTTTTGTCCAGTTGTTGTACAATAACATCAACTGCAAAATCGTCTATATAGTTTACATAATACTTTTCTACGTTAAATATATTATGCATCCAATTTTCAAACATTTTTTTAACATAATAATCATTCGTTAAAAGGAATGACATATTAAGTTCATCATTTATTATTCCATTAGGAATTTTAATAAGTTTTTTGTTTGATTGAAATTCAAGTGTTTGTATTTGCCTACCAGGCATATTTACTGAACGACATAATAATGTAATATCCCTAGGATCATTCACTAAATTCTTTGCATCAAAGGTATCGCTTATAGTCGATTGTATAATTTCTTGTATGTCTATATTTAGTAATGATGTTTTTGGTGGATTAAATATAACATTAAATCTATGTGATTCTGCTAATCCACCTTTTTTACCTATAGTTGATAATAATCTATCTGGATTCATTATTTTCTCGCTATTATATTACTATCTTTCCAAACTTTTTGAGCATTAGCTTTTCTAAATTGCTCTACTGGTAAGAATATTGCTATCTCCCACTCAGTCATTGGAACTCTTGTTAATTGAGTTTTAATATGTTTTGTTAAATAATGCTTAAAGCATGGTTTGAATTCTTTGTATTTTCGAGCCTTTTGCAATAATTCATATCTTAATTTTCTTAATCTTGTTTCGTTTGTTAATTTACTCGGTGCTAATCCCATAAGTTCATCTAAAAATGCTGCCCTTGTATTATAATTTAAATAATGTAGATTTAATCCGTGAAATCCATCCTTTGCTTCTTGTACCATAATTGTCAAAGGAAATCTATCATAATATGGTAAAGTCTTTTTATGCTTAGGGTCATAAAAATACATATACATACTACCAATTAAATTTCTTTCAGTTCTTTCGAGGGCAGTATCTTTTAAAAGCTTTTGTCTACTAGGCATTGTCATATCTTGTAACTTACCTTGGAACCATTTTTGTGAATCCTTTGTACGTGCTTGTATACCCGCTCTGAATGCGTTTGCCTGTAATGTGTCGAATAAGCTTGCCATATAGTATATTTATACTACTTAGCGAGTACTTTGATGCCCAGATTCTTTAAAGTTTCCTCTGTCCATACTTGAAATTGCCAACCATTATGTTCAGCAAATTTAGATGCAGCTTTCCACTTATCCTGGTTCTTGACGAATGTTAATGATTCATTAATATATCTTTTAGTCTTACGGGATTTTTTCTTTGGAGGTATTGTTTCTTTCTTAGGTTTAATCTCAATTAAATAAACCTTTTTATTATATTCTATTAATAAGTCTACATAATACCTATGTAACTTTTTATCCACACTATATTTGTATGGTATAACAACCTCTTCACTATTCCATAATGTGACTTTTGGATTATTTTCACACCATCGAAAAGCATTTCTTTCCCATAATGAACGGTAAACTACCTTTGTAGGGTCACCAGCATACTTTTCTGGCTTTTTAATTGTGTATCTTCCTTTGTAACTCATATAAATAACTCTATAGTAAATATTTATTTATAAAGGAAATAACATTAAATGCTTCAGTCAGACAAACCAAAATCTTTCGTAACGAGATTCCCAGCAGATATAAAGGGAGATATTCCTTATTTACATTTTAAAATAATGAATAATAAACCTATATCTATATTATTACCTCAACCACCAGGATTAGTAGTTGAAGACGGTGCAGTTTATGGTACATTGGATTTAACTGTCCTTGAAGGTGGAGGTGAAGCAATAAAAAATTATGCAGGAGCTTTAGTCAATACTTCAACTAATGCTTCAAATGCAGATTTAACAGCAGGAGCATTGTTAGGTAAAGAAGGATTCCAAGGATTATTTGGTGCTGATACAAGTATGGTTGGTTCAGCATTAGCTTTAAATAAAAGAATTGCTGTAAACAAATATCAAAGGGCTACATACGAAACACAAAATATTAGATCTTTTACCTTTGCATTTAAATTTGCAGCTCAAAATCAAGATGATTCAAATAGAATAATCGAGATTGAAAATATTTTTAGAAAGGCTACATATCCTAAAAAGATTGGTGGTATAGCATTACAATATCCACCAGTTGTTGAAGTAGAATTTAAATTAGGAGAAGATCCAAATCCTGCATTCCCTAAAATTTTTAGAACTCAAATTACTTCATTTAATACAACATATAACCAATCAACGAATGCATTCTATAAAAGTGGCGCGCCAATTGAAGTAGATATGTCAATTTCATTACAAGAAGATACACAATTATATAGAGACGTGGGTAACGATCCTCAATTAACAAGTGATATTGGAATGGGTGTATTAACAAATTATGCTGGAGGAGAAGATAAATGAGTTTCTTTAGACAGTTTCCAAAAATAGGATATGATTTTCAACTTAATGGTATTAAACAAAATGTTGTAGACATATTTAGACACGTAAAACCAATAGAAGAATTTGTAGATAATTATACTGAATATACTTTTTATAATATTGTAAATGGTCAAAGACCTGATATTGTGTCTGAGCTTTTATATGACACAAGTCAATATTATTGGACATTCTTTGTAATTAATGATTTTCTTCATGATGGATATAGAGCTTGGCCAATGAGTCAAGAAGATTTAAGCGAATATATTAATGAAGAATATAACGGATATGCAATTACTTCAAGACCTGATAGAGGTGCAGACCATAGTATAGCTGGTAAATTTGAAATAGGTGAAACTATTGTTGGCAATACGAGTGGTGCTTCAGGTAAACTATATCGAAAAAATCTTGATATGAATCAACTCATAGTAAGAGATATGGTAAATGCTACAGCATATCTTGGTGAAGGTGATGATAATATTGATGAAACAATTCAAGGTGCAACTTCTGGAGATGTTGTTCGTTCTTATAAAGTATTTAAATATAAAGATGCACCATACTATTATTATAAAACAAATGATGTAAAGAAAAGACCACAGACAAATGCTTTACATATTCCTGGTGCAATCGCTGATTCAGAATTAAGTTATGTATCATATCAACAACATGAAATAGAACTCAATGAAGAACGATCACAGATAAAAATTATTGACCCCAATTATATAGGTCAATTTGCTAAAACATTTGAGAATTTATTAAATGCTTAAGACTGCGACCAATCATTATGCTGATGGTTCTTCACAAGGACCAACTAATTTTGATTTTGATAAAGGTGATATTATATTACGTGATGGAACTGAAATCGATATTACATCTATTATATCACAAATAAAAATTATAGAAAGTATTCAAAGGGTTGCAACACTTGTAAATATATCAATTATAGATACACACGATTTTATAGATTTATTTAAACTCGATGGTACAGAAAAAGTAAAGTTTATTTTATCTAGAAAAGAACCAGATGGTGAATTAAAAAAAATTGAAAGGGAAGTTATTATTGCACAAATTGCTGGATATAAAAGAATTAATCCAGGTACATTGACATACACGCTTTCATGTATACCAGAATTTGCTTATTTAAATCAATATAAAACTATTTCAAAACATGTTTCAGGTAGCTTTAGAAAAAATATAAAAGCTATATGTATAAATGATTTAGGTTTAAAGGAAGGTGTAAAAGGAAATTTAGAAATTTCAGAAAGTGGAACATCTTTTAATTGTATTATACCTCGTATGAAGCCCATCTTTGCAATTAATTGGTTATTGCGTAATGCAGATGATGGAGGTACACCATATTATT